CTTTATCGAATACAGACCAGTGAGTAAATGTCTTATCCGCTATTTTAAAGCATCCAGTATCTTTAACGTACATTAAATTAGGTTCATTCAAAGCATTAACAATCGGAGTCAATGCGTCCATTCTGTGCGCGTTATTCAAATTCGCGTCGTGATTACCAGGAATCATCAATACAGGCCCTATTGAACACAGATTACGTAAAAAAATGTGTACCATCTCTACCAACTCAGGAGTTACATCTGTTTTAGAGTGCACGATGTCTCCTGTCAATACTATCAAGCTGTCTTCAGTAAAAGTACTTTTTATGTATTGATTAAGTCTCTCAAATACTCTATTGTATTCTTCGTGTCTTTTAAAGTTTCTTATGTGTACATCGCTTATGTGATATACTCTATTAAGTTTTTCTAATGTAAGCGTATTTTTTATTTTATGCATATTATTTTCCAATTTGTAATCTTCTCAAAAGAAGATCTCCAAACGTTAGTGGTTTTGCTTTTTGCAATAATTGAGTCATTTTTTCGAAGCCCAGATCACTTGGGTCCTTACCTTCCAATTCTATTAAGTACACTTCTTTTCCGTGATCAAGTAGTGTCTGTGAGTACGTCAGCGCTTCCTTGAGCGCATCGTTATCTAATGCTAAATAGACTGTTTTTACTTGGGATTCGACCAATTTTAGCATCAAGGACTTTGGAATCGTTTTACCAAACAAAGGAATCGCGTTTCTTTTGATTGCTATTGCATCGAATGCGCCTTCGCACAAAATTACTGGAACTTGCCAATTTATAAAATACTCCATGCCTATTATTTCTGTCTTTGTGACAGCCGGTGCATCGTATTTTAAGAACGGATCTTTTTCGAATGACCGCGCAACAAAGTAGTTCAATTTACCGTTTTTGTCGTAAGACGGAACTATCACTTTATTTCTGTACCTTCCAGTTTTACAATATCCGAGATTGTATTTTAGTACGTCATGAGCCTGTATTCCTCTCATTTTTAAATAAGAAACTGCTCTTCTGTATTCCAATGATCCATCATTTTTTGTAAATGATTCGAATTCTTTTGGAAGAAAAACGCTCTTTTCCCTATCGTCCTCTATCTTTGTAGTATCGCTTTTAAAATAGCTTTTCATCTCCAAAATTCTATCGTTTTCTACCCCAAGCTTTACCAGCAAAGACACAGGAGTCTTGCCCTTTGTCGCAGGATGACACGTCCAACAATTGTATTGTCCACTTTTAACATTAACGACCAATTTTGGTTTTTTATGATTGCAAAAAGGACAATGAAAAGAATAGTCAAATGTGTGACGATCCTTTTTGCCCTTTCCAAGCACGGATTCCAAAAGCCCTAATACGTAGTCGTGTGATTCCATACTAAGCTAATATAATCAATAATTCTCAAATAAAAAATAAAAAACTTTCGTGCAAAAAATAAATTAGATCACTAAAAAGATATTCTTCTCTCGAATATTTTAGATTATTATATTTAATCTAGTCCTTAGATAATAACCAAAGGGGACGCACCAAGGGGAATGAATATAGATAATATAGATATTAATAGTATAACAGAAGAAGATATAGACACTATATATGCTTATTTAGAACTGGAATTTGAATCGATGTCCGATGAAGATAAGTTGTTGTGGATAGGTATTATGAAATTAATTGACAAAGAATTTAACGATTATGACAATAGCTACGCTGAAGGATTGCAATAGATGTAGTAAATTGAAGTCTGAATTGACTTCTATTGGAATTAATTTCCAAGAAATAGATTGCGAAAGTTTCCCGGATTTTTGTGATAAATTAGAAGACGTAACAAAAACTTATAGGTATCCAATGATAATTAAAAATGCTGGAAATACTAGAGAACTTCACTACGTAACAGATTCTTACCAAGATCTTAAATTATCCAACGATAAAGGAAGCGTGTATATTCTTAAACCATACTTTTCTCTTGAACAAATGATAGAGAATTTAAAACAAACAAAATGAAACACAAAGAATTAATTATTAGAAAATTTAACGAGTTGAACAACATTTTATCAGTTCAAGATTCATCAATTTCAAGATTAGAACATCCTGACATTCTTAAACAGCAAATAGAAAGAATGAGAATTAAAATGAACGAAATAGAAGTGTTACTTAACAACGAAGATCAACAACAATTTAATTAAACAAAATAAAGGTTATGAAAACATTAACAGCCGAGCAAATACAAGAGAATTTAGCCAAATTCATGGGATTCATCAAAAAGTACATCTCTCCAGAAAGAGCTCATAAACTTTTAGAATTTTACGAAAAAATAGAAATAAATCTAGCAACTTCTCCAGCGTCAAGTAAAATTAGTCATCACAATTGTTTTGCTGGAGGATACATTGATCACGCAAATAGAGTGGTTGAGTCAGCTTTGGTAATGGATAAAGTTTGGGAAAGATTCGGTCAGAAAAAAGATTATACGACAGAAGAATTGGTATTTTCGGCCATCAATCATGATTTGGGTAAATTGGGTTCTGATTCAGAACCAATGTACATTCTAAACGATTCCCAGTGGCACATAGAGAAGCAAGGCGCTTACTATAAGATCAATCCTAAATTAGTCCACATGAGAATAGCAGATCGCAGCCTGTACGAATTACAGAAAGCTGGGATCGCTGTAACAGAAAATGAATTCTTAGCCATAAAATTGCACAACGGCTTATACGAAGAGGGAAATAAACCCTATTACATAACATACAGTCCTGACACTGAGATTAGAAGCAATTTGCCTTACATATTGCACCAAGCTGATCTTATGGCGTCAAGGATAGAAACACAAATTTAATCATGATTATCGGAATTATATCAATCGTTCTATGGGTGGTAGGAGTCGTAGGATATGTCATCTGGAATCTCTTACAAAAAAATAGAAAGCTAGAAGAAATTGTACTTACGCAGTCTTCGTTTGTCAATGACACGATTGTAATGCTGGACGAATTTAACGCCCTAGTAAATAAAATTGACATGACAATGTGGGTTCAATCTGACCCAGAATTGCTTCAATTGTTTGAAACTATTAAACAAGTCCAAAAAAGGGTGCAAGAATTCACCGGGAGAAAATAAACTATGGCAGAGGAAAAAGAAGCTGAATTCTTAGGGCTTACTAAAAAAGGATCACCAAGGAAAAGAAAACCCAAGACTAAAAATAACTATTTTACGGTAGAGACCGAGAACGCTATTTTACGTTATAGAGCTTCAAAAAGTCAAGCAGAACAGAATAGGATATACAACAATGAAATTCATCATGCCTTTTATAAATTGGCGGAAAATATCATTCATACTTTTAAATTCTATCACACAGAAGTAGATAATATTGAAGATTTAAAGTACGAAGTAATATCTTTTTTGCTACAGAAATTGCACCTTTACGATCAATCGAAGGGTAAAGCCTATTCTTATTTTGGCACAATAGCGAAAAGGTATTTGATCATCTACAATCAAAAGAATTATAAAAGACTGATCTCTAAAATAGAGGTAGAAGAGGTAGATAATCACAACGAAACTCACAAAAGTTTAGTATTGGATCCACACGAAGAAGAAATAGATAGATTGGACATCATTGAGATGTTTATCAAGCACTTGGACGATAACTTAATGGACCTATTTGACAAAGACGACGAAGTAAAAGCTGCGGATGCTATATTGGAGATATTCAAAAAGCGAGAAAATATAGACATATTCAATAAAAAAGCGCTTTTCATTTACGTAAAAGAGATAGCAAATGTGCAATCTAACACCATTACTAAAGTAGTTAAAAAGCTAAAGACGATTTATTTGGACATATTACAAGATCAAATAGAAAACCACGATCATGATATTTATACCTAAACGCAATCATGGAATTAGAAAAAGAGATATTTCCCGGTAAGAAAATATCAGACCTTGTACAAGAGGTTTACAATAGACAGAACAATCAGGACTCGGCAATCAAAGCTAAAATAGAAGAAATTTCCGACATGATAGAAGGACCTGGCGATGCCATAGTTCTTATGCCGCAGATCAAGGGCCTTATAGATTCTAGCCTTAAGAACGACGAAGTTCTTGTAAAATTATTGGGACTTTTCCAAAAAGCGGCCCAAGCGGTTCAAAAAGAGGTCGAAATTATGGATGGATTGCTTTCTGAAAAGGACATAGAGCAATTAATGAAAGAGGTTAATACCATAAATTCCATCGCGCCAAAACAAATAACTGATAAGTAATGGCATGGACTAATCCTCAAGGTATTAGAGCGGAAAGTAAAGGACCTGATATTATAATCGGTAGGGTAAAAGATATTGTTTTAGGTCCTTATAAAAGCGGAGATACGAACTTAAAAGACGATAATTTTAGTACCTACGACGATATAGGTAAAATATCTTTTGAATTCATGTACAGTCCAAATAGTATATCTTTAGGATCCTCTTCAAAAGAAGCTTATCCAATATTTAGTGTAATTAAACAACTTCCTGTCATAGGAGAAATAGTGTTTATTACTAGGGGACCTTTTCACGGACTTAATGATAACTTTAATAGTCAAAGACTGTTTTATTTTCCACCTTTTCAAGTGTGGAATTCCGTAAATCATAACGCTTTTCCAAATATGGAAGAGTGGGCCCAATTTACACAGCAGTACAAAAAACAAGCCAATTATCAGGGGCAATCTCAATCAAGCGATGCTGAATGGCCAAAGGGGTACTCATTCTCTGAAAAGGACATAAAATCATTAACACCGTTTGAAGGCGACACAATAATAGAATCCAGATTTGGCCAATCGATAAGATTTGGGTCTACCACTCCAGTGATGAAAAAATTCAATCATTGGTCCTCTTCTGGAAATAACGGTGATCCGATTACGATTATTAGAAACGGACAAGGTAAAGTTTCAAATTCATTGGATCCTTTTGCAACTACAGTAGAAGATATAAATAGCGATGCATCTTCTGTATATCTAACCGCAGGACAAACTATAATAATTGATTCTATACAAAGAGGAGATTATCCATTGAACTCTTTCGAAAGTGTAGATGTGCAAGTTCAACAACAAAATGTTATCGCATCTTTCTATCAACTTCCTGTGTCAAACAATTCTCAAGATGCGGCCAGTCAAGATTCTTCAGTATTAAATAGTTTATCAACTCCTCAATAATGTACACTCCTCAATTTCCATATACAGGTAATCAAGCCATAATAACTTCTGATAGAGTCACTTTATTGGCTGATAAAGATTCTGTATTCGTATTTGGAAGACAGGCAGTAAGCTTATCAAGCGTGCACACAATTAACATAGACGCAAACGATAGAGTAACCATAAGTTCTCCAATAATAAGTCTAGGAGCAAAAGACGCAGACACAAATGGAGAGCCGGTACTATTGGGAAACTCTTTGGTTAATCAACTATTATTATTGTTGGACAATCTTAATACATTTTTTATTCAAGCGGCCGATGTACAATATTCGGATTTATCGACTCTGAGAACTAATATAAGTGCTCCAGCAAACGCATTATCAAAAAAATTAACTCAGATAAGAAACGCAATTCAAAATTCTACTAGATCTGAAGTAGTGTTTTTACAAAAAAATAGTACTAGCTAATGGCAGAAATAGATATATTTGAGAGTGCAATTAAAGCAGCCAATACAAATCTCGATAATATAAAATCGACAATAGATGTTGTGTTTAACGGTACTCAAGAATACTCTCCTGGAGAATTGAAGACTGCAGGAATCAACGATAGAATTAGGGACATTGGTATATTGGGTGTATTAGAAGTAATTTCCGGATTGAATCTTTGTTCATTATTAGCTTACGAAGTAAACATAAAAAATAACATTCAAGGTTATACGTTCGATCCAAATAATCCACCCGCCACAGATCAACCGCAAATAGTAAAAAATTCTTATCTTCTTCAAAAAAACGCGTACCTGATCCAATCAGATATAGACGCTTTTGTAAAAGGAGAGCAATCAGAAATATTGATTAAAGCTTTAATTCAAGAGGTAGAAGATCTTTCTTCGTATCTAGATGATTTATTCGATCCAAAAAGTCCATCGTCTATTTCAAATAAGGATTTACTTACAGCATTTCCTACATTGTTAGTAAGTAATTTATATCTCAATCAAGCTTTACAGTATTTTAGTGGAAGCGTTAATAGCTCTACTCTGACTACTGGAAGTATTCCGACTGTAATGACTTATGTTAACAATGTTAGAACTCACTGCGTAAAAATACAGTCAATAAACATATATTCTAGCTACGGATATTTCACAAATCCTGCGCTAGTCGCTAGCTCTAATGCTGTTAATTCAGTATTACAAACCCAACTAAAACAATTAAATGGCTTAATAGGAAATGATATTTCTAAATTAGTACCTACACTGCAAACTGTAAGACAACAAGCAATTGCAATAACTCAATACTGTAAAATGGTTTTATCCACAGTTAGAACTGCTCAATCTTACGTAAAAATTGCTACTACTTTAGTCAAAGTTTTTACAGTAATATCTAATTTTTTAAAGTCTTTACCGATTCCTAGTACTTTTACTGTCGTAGGTCTTAGCGTAAGATTTAGTGACGCTTTAAAAAAAATAGATGATTTAATTGATACTGTAATAAGGGATCTTACTTCTTTATCAGGACTATTAAATTTATTGGTAGCTACCATCTCAGACATTTCTGCGGATATAACAACAATCATTGACGACATATCTAAAATAATAGCTAATTTACAGTCTTGCTCAAATGCTCCAAAGGGCTTAGTAGACGACCTAAAATCTACATTAGATTCTTTACAAACTACAAACGATCAATTAAATAATTTTGTTCAAAATAGTTTAGATAAAGCAAATAATCTTAATATTACTTATGGAGCATATACAATTCAAATAATAAAAGAAGAGTTATTACAAAGTTCTGCGAATATACCAAGAAGATATGGAATAGCTTTAGATTCTGATGGAGTAGAAGTAGTAAAAACAACTCCCACTTTTGCATCTAACGACAACATCATAATAGAAGAGGTTAAATTACTTTTAGAATCAAAAAAATTGGTTCAACCAACGTCATTTGCATTATCTCCAAATCAACTGTCAATCGTTCAAAACGCACTTTCTTACGTGGAAGATAATACTATCAATGAAAATTTTAATACAGACATAAACATTGGATTGGATTCCCCGGATAATCAGGACGAAAACAGTGGATTGGGATTGAACGCATTTATGAACAAACAGAAAGGTGGGCCAGCATTAAGGTCTA